GAAATTGACAGCCTCCACCATCCTCCTCCAAGTGAATCAGATGAAGCGCTGATAGCATTGCCACTCGTATTTTTCGTTACAACTCCGGTGGTCAAGTCGAACCTTACCGGGGTATAGGGCGTGCCGAATGCAGTCAATTCTGCGTAATTTCGTTCGGCTTTTTTAACGAATGCACTGAACGTATATGTAACGCCCGATGTAACTGCCACCCCCAAGTAAATGTAATGCACGCCAGACGTGGCGCTTTCAATGATCTTATCTGCCGTGACGGATCCGTCAGGCGCAGCAACCGCGTCGGAAGTTACGGCCGTGCCAGCCTTCAACCATGCTGCATTATTGAACTGCTCGCTGTGCCTGAGCAGGTTCTTCTTTGGAAAATTCACCGCGTCCAGGTACTTCACCAACGTGCGGCGGCGCTTGAGCTTCACGCCGAGCAGGTCTTCGTACTGCCTGCACAGTGCCGAAATATTCCCACCGAAGTTGCCGACCTGAAGTTTTGGCCGAGCCGGAGATCCCTGGCTTGGCGTAGCGAACTCCTGAGCCTGGATCGGCCAAGGCGTGTAGACGTTCCCCTGCCAGATGACCACCCCCAACATTTCGTTGGTCCCGGCATGAAAGCGAAGTGTCTGGTCGGGTAGTACCAGCTCGAAGCCTTCCCAAATCGTCAGGCCTTTCGCAAGCGAGAGCTGACCTTGTAGTTCACTCATTCGTAAACCTCCTCAAAGGTCGCTGACAGACTGTCGATGCCGCGCGCCACATCGGTACGCGTCCACTCACGGCAAACAAAAACCCCGGCGGGATGGCCGGGGTGCGTATAGCTGAAGGCGTCGATGGCGCCCAGGGCGATCAGGAAGGCGTCGATAGCATCGATCTCTGACGTGATCCGCTTGAACGTCAGCGAGTATTTGCGCGGCTGTCGGTTGATCCCTGCCCCCTGCCGCTGCTCGTTCCCATCGCCGAACTTGATGACCTTGACCCTTGGGGTAATCACCCGGGAGGCGTCATAGGTTGCCCGCCATGTAAATGTCAGCATGATGCCTCCTTATGCGAGTTGCCCGCCATTACGGCGTGCGGTTGCGATTTCCTGCCGGCAGACAACCTTGATGGCTTCGGCCAGGCGTGCCGGATCAGGTGAAGCGCCACCACCTTCAGAGGCATCCACTGTCACGCTGACGCTGACCGTGCTGGAATTGGCGCCGCCGCGAACACCGAGACGGCCTTGTGAGTCGCGGGCAAGAGGAACGATTGCTTCCGGCCCCGCCTCGCCCATCACACCGGTATTTCCATTCGCCATCCCGAAGGCAGTTGGCTTGCTGACGATGCTGTTGGTGAAGGCTCCACCATCGGCAAACATCTGCACGCCGCCGGACCAGGCCCCGCCTTTGGCTTGGGCATTCACCCAGCTCGAGTAGTCCGATCCGGTGTAGCCGGCCTGCGTTGACCCTGCCGACGAACCGCTGCCGAAGTAAGCGCTAGCGGCAGTAGTAGCCAGGCCGAACAACCCACTCAGCGCCGACGAACTGGCCTGCCGAGTTGCAATGCGCGCCATATCCGACAGAACAGACTTTGCGAAGTCCGCAAACGACAGCTTGCCGGTCATGGCGAAGTTGACGATCGCGTCTTCCATGGAGCTGAACGCGCTGGTGAACAGGCCTTTCGTCTGACCGGCCACGTCACGCGTCGATTCCAGGTAGTTTTCCCAGGCCGACGATGCTCCGGCGGTCCAGCTGCCCTGCGCCGAGGTCATGTCGTCATAGTTGGCAATCACGGTATTGCGCAAATCCTGCTGACTCTGCGCAACAGCCTTCAGCTTGGCGTTGTACTCATCGAGGTTCATGCCGCGCGTGCCGTCGCCGTACTGGTTGGCCAAGTCGATACGCTGGGCGTTAGCCTTGTCGTCGATGCCGTTGAATTGCCCTGACAGGGCTTTCTGACGGTCACCTTGGCCTATGCCAGCCGCATCGCGCTGCCCTTGCTGGCGAAGCGTGATGTTTTGTTGATTCAGGGCATCGGTGTAGGTCTTGATCACCAAGGCCTGCTTCTTGACTCGCCCTTCCTCATTGGTTGCGAGGACTTCGAGCTGGCTGTCGGCATCCTTCTGCGCCTTGACCATACTGGTGCGCGCGTCGGCGATCTTCTGGTCAAGTTGAATGCGTTGCTCGCCGGTCGTGCCGGTGCGATCCTTGACGGCTTCCAGCGCTGCAATCTCAGCCTGATAGGCCCCGGTGACCTCTTCACGCTCTGCCCGGATCAGCGCAGTACGCTGGTCGAGGTAGCTTTGCTGCGTGATCAGGCCGGCCTTCTGCTGCGCCTCAAGCTCTTTATCAGAGTTCGAATAGGTGGCCTGCAGATCCTTGATCGCGTTTTGAGCGTCGTTGTAACCGGTCAGGTTCAGCTGATTCGCCTTGCCGGCCGGGTCCTTGTACTTTTCATTGATCGCTGCAATGTCTTTCGTTTGCTGCTGCGGGGAGATGAGCAGGTTTTTATCGTTGGCGGTGCGCGCCTGAACGATGCGACGCTCAACAAGCAGGCGATACTCCCCTAGCTCGCGAGCTCTTTTATCGGCGTTGCTCTCTGTCTCTTTGCGCAGCTTATCGATCATCAGCTGGTCAGCTACCGATTGCTGCTGCTGTTGCTGCTGGAATCCTCTGGAGGCCGTCCGGCGGTCTTCCTCCGCTTTCATAACTAGTTTTTCGGTCTTCTCCCGCTGCAGAGCTTCTTCGCGGAAACTGTCATCTGGCGCTAGATTGCTAAACCCGTCACTTTTATTAAGCTTTCGGGCGTTGGCGATAGCGTTCAGTTGTTTATCTAGTGCGGCAATCTGCTGATCAAGGGTTTCCGTCCGCCCCACATTTAGGGCAGCGTCCCACGCGCCCTTCGCGGCGTTTTTAACAGCGTTCCAGCTAGTTTCAAGCGTGCCAAGATTTGCCTTAACGGACGCGGACGTGCGATTCATGCCTTCTTCGTAGGCTGTGTTGGCCAGAGCTGCAGCCTCCTGAACCCTGCCCTGATCCTGGAGCGCCTTTATCTGCTCGTACGTAGAAGCCGTCAGGAAGTTCATCGACTCATTCAGTCGTAGAATTTCCGCAGTCGGATCTTTAGCGATTTTCTCAAAGTTACTGACTGTCTCTTCAGCTGCCTGCCCTGTAGCTGATTCAAATTTCAAAGCTGCAGCAGCAATCTCTTCGAATGCTTGAATCGGGATTCTGGTCGATGCCGCTAGCCTGGCTAAAACGGCCGATGCATTACCGACAGTTCCGGTGGTTTGAGCGATCTGCTGAGCCAGATCAGAAAGTTGATTGACGCTGGCTCCTGCTGTGTTCCCGGTCAAAGCCAGTGAAGCACTGAAGGCGGAAGCCTCTTCGCTACCTTTAAAGTACGCAACACCAAGAGCGGCAGCAGCAGCCGCCGCCAGGGTGAATGGATTGATCAGGCCGGCAACATAGCCGCCCAGCGCTTTGGCTGCCGGACCAGCACCGCCGAACATGTCCTTGAGCTGGCCGCCTTGTTGCAGGAGAACAGTCAGCGGAGCCTGGCCACCTTGCAGGCTGGTAACAATGTCGGTGAACTGAGCCGGAACGCCACGCAACGCCGCAGCAGTTTGCTTGGCTGAAACGCCTACGGCCTCAGTCTGCTTTCCGAGTTTGGCCGTGGCCGCTTCAGCCGCCTTCGTCTCGGCTGCCATCGCCTTGATGGACGCGCCAGCCTGCTTGCTTTGCCCGCGCAGGTCCGCCGTGGATTTCTCGGCCTTTGCGCCAGCCTGTGCCAGGCCTTCCAACTCCGTGGAAGCCTTGGCTACGTCACCGGTCTCTACCTTGATCCCAAGGCTGGCGATGTCTTGTGTCATGCCACTCTCCTGACAATAAATTCACTGCGCCTCAGCCATGACAGCGAGCGCTTCGGCCTCCATTACTTGAAGGTCAGGAAATAGTTCGGGGATTTGCCGCTTCTTGATGCCGATGTAGCTGGCCACGTCGCGAATGGATGTGTAGTCGAGCCCGGTAGCGCCGCCGGGCCCGGTGCGCCACTGAGTGCCGAGCGAATTGAACAGACGAAAGACTGGCCAGTTATCTGGCCAGATCTCAACATCGTCATCGATATCGTCCAAGGTCAGGCCGAACATCGCCATGTCATCGGCTGAGGCGCGCGGTTCGTACATCACGCGCGCCGCGGCAATCAGTTTCCCCGGCGAGCTACCGCGTAAGCGGCCTGATAGGCATCGAGGACTGCAGTAGGTGCGCCAGCGCAAGTACCGACCAGCTCAGTCAGGGATTCGTCGGAAAGCTCTTCCGGGAAGCTCCAGCTGACAATGATTTCCTTCAGCTGAGCCGATTCCAGCGCGATCTGTCGGTCGGTGGCGTCCTCCCACGTTGCGCCGTCCTTGATCGATTCCTTGATCAGCGCATCGCGGGCGGAGTTCCACTTGTCGTAATACTTCGCAAGCTCCTTGCGATCGCGGTATTTGAACTCGATTTCAACCTTGATCGAATCGAAGCCGACACGCGGAATCTCAACTTCAGCCTTGAACGTGGCGTTCTGAGCAATTTTGAAACTGACCATGTGTTCCCCTTACGACAGGTAGCGGGTTGGAGTGGCTTGCAAGGCCATGGAGACGGTGCGGGTCAGCACGTTGCCGCGCGATACGTCTGGCTGAAGCGAGAACGACGTGTTTACGCCGTAGTAGATCCTGTCGACACCTGGCAGGTTCAGGCGCGCAGCTTGAGAAAGCTGTACAAGATCTGCCGCGACCACGATCGGAACATAGGCCAGGGTCGGGTCATCGGCGACGGTCAGCACCAAGCTGGCAGAGGACTTGTCAGTCGGCATCTTGCGACCCTGAACATCTTCGAGAAACACGATGTCCTGATAGTTCTGGTCGCCGCCAGTGAACGACATATCGGTGATTTGCGGGATCTGAACCCAAGTCATGACCTTTTTCAGCGAGCCAATGCCGGAACCTGCCGGGAAAATCGCGGTATTGGTGGTATCGATCGTTTCCAGGGTGATCGCGGTGGTGGTGGCCGTCTTCACGCGAACAACCTTGCTGTTAAGCGCAGTCCAGCCGGAAGTCACCAGCACGATGTCGCCAGCAACTAAAGTCGCGCCGACAACGGTGCAGACTGCTTCGGAAGCGTTGGTAATGACCGAGAAAGCGAGCGGTGCGGCGTAGGTGGCGGCGTGTTCGAACGTCGCGCCGTTTGGCAACTTGTAGCCCATGGGGTTTTTCCTCTTTGCAGAAATGACAAAACCCGCTCAAAGGCGGGTATTGGGTTTGCCCGACGGGCGTAATTAGGTGGAGTCGGCTCGATACTGGAACGAGGCCGACACGGTCAGATTGTTGTCGATCTCGATGCTCGGCCCGGGATCTGCCGGCGTCATGGTCACGACTGTTAGGCCAGCCCTGCTATAGCGCTCAAACAGCGGGAACAGGGCGACCAGCTCGTCGACGATGCCCTCGGCCTTGCCGGTGCCAGAACCTGACGGTGTCACCACGCTGACCTGAAACAGTCCGATGTAGGCCTTGTGGTCGCCTGCCAGCGCCTGGCTACTGGTGCCCGCCGGCAGCGTGAAGGCCTGCAAGTAGGTTTCGCCGGGCGTAGGAGTGAACGGCACGCCTTGATAGGCGATTCGCAGCACCGGCGCTCTGGCGGCTGCCCAGGCAGCGAGGCGGCCCTCGTAAATCTGGCGGATCAGCTTGTGGCTCATACCTGGTTATTCCTGACTGCCTCGTTGACGATCTCCTGAAAGCGGGCGAGCGTTACGCGAACCATGCCGCTCGGGGCCTGGGTGCTATGCCCGAACTCGAGCGGGATCTCGTAGGGCAGGCTGTTCGTGATGTACGCAGCCTGCCCCGCAGTGAAGGCGGCAGACTCAGCCACGATACGACCCAGCGTCTCGGCGCCAGTCGGGTCTACGTTCAGGCTTGTGCTGTTGTCCGGCGTCATTAGGCTGAACTGCCAGTTGCCACGGAATCGCCCGGTGTCCACTGGACTCATGCGGATCAATGACCCAGCAACCTCGATGATGATCTCGCGCAGACTGGCGTCGATGGCTTCCGTCGCAAGCTCGGCGAACCTGGCCAGATCCAGACCGAAGCTGCCCGACTTGCCGCCGTACTTGTCCTTCATGCTGGCCATTACGCGCGCACCTGCAATTCGTACAGCAGCGGCGTTCCGGCCGGGTTGATCTCTTTCAGCGGCGGCACGATGGTGTAGGTCTTGCCGTCGGCGATCACCTTGCTCAGCAGTGACGGCGCCGAAGTCAGGCCCTTGGCCGCGAGCTTGAGCTTCTTGTCGCCCTGCTTGATCAGGCTGTTGGCCTGGAACTCCTGGCCGGTGTAGTCGAGCAGGATGCCTTGGCCGATCTGATCGACGATCGTGTCAGGCGCTGTATCGCTCGTCTCCGGGTCATACTCGCCAGGGGTTACGGTGCGTAGGGTGATAGGAAGACCGAACTCAGTGATCAGCTCGAGCGTTTCGCCGGCCATCTCGTCATAGAAGGCGCTCATCTCTACCCCCTTACCATGAGAATCTGACTGCCACCCATGTATGGCTTCAGCAGCGCCAAAGCGAACGCCTCGCCCGCACTGATAGTCGAACTGCCCTTGGCGTAGGTCGTGCTTTTAGAGACCACGTCGACAGTCTTGGTTTCGGAAAGAACTTCCCTTGCCTGGGCACCGTATAGCGCGCCGAGGGCTGCTTCTCGCGCGATCTCGGCCCCGGCCTGCACGATGGCAGCCGGAACCTCGCTGAATTCCTGCTGAACTCGCTCAGTGAGCCAGGTGTTAGCCATCAACACCGCGCGAGGCTTCTTGTCTTCGGTCGTCCACTCGACGCCCAGCAGGCTATCCACCTGCGCGATGGTGATGAAGTCGGTCATGGGTTATTCCTGAGTTTCCGCCTTCTGGCTTGCGCCGCCGGACTTCCCTACCTTGATCGGATCGGGGTGTTTGTAGTCATCCGGCGCGAACTGCGCATCGATGATCTTGTAGCCCTTGCGCACCAGGTATTCCTTACGCTCGGCGCTGACCGGGTGCTGCTCGTAAACGACTTCTTTGTCCATGATGGACTCCATTCATGGGGATGAAAGAGGCGACCAGAAGGCCGCCCCGACTCGTCACTTGGCGGCGTCGCCGATGGTGATAACGCCCGCAGTGGATTTGATGCTGGTAACGAACTGATCCCAGTTCGAGCCGGTGGCCAGCTCAGCGGAGGTCGGCGACTTGCCGCCGTTCGCGATGTCCCATGCATAGCCCTTCAGGCCCATACCGAAGCTGTAGTCGGCCTGGAAAGTGGTTTCGATACGCTCCTTGCCGTTGCTGGTCTGAACGCTGGTCACAACGTCGCTGCCGTCATGCACGATCGCTGCCGAGTCAGCCAGAGACAGAACCTTCTGTTTGTTCGGCGTGCCGGTGGCGTACAGGGCTGGGGCGTCGGTCACGATCACCGGGCGACCGAGAATGTCGACGATGTTGACCGATGCGCTATTGAACAGCTGCGTGGCGTTGGCCAGGTTCTGACCCACCAGCTTGTGGAACACTTCGCCGGTCATGACCTGGGCAATCAGCAAGCCGGACGCATCGCCGAACTTGGCGTGCGCGCCGTTGATGGCGCCGTAGGTGACGCCAGCAGTAGCCGACACGTCGTTGGTAGCGCCAGCCACGTTGCTGATGGCAGCGACAAGAGCCGCAATGGCCGAGTTCAGCTGGTCACCGACAATGGCTTCGGACAGGTTGCGACTGATGACCTCTAGCGCCTCGGCTGGGTTCTTCTGAATCCACGCCAGCTGAGCCGGCTCCCACAGGATCGGGCCGAAACCGCCGGCCACTTTGACCGAGTTAGCCTGGATTTGGGTCAGCGCAGTGGCGGATTGCGCACCGTTGGCGGCGTAGCGGTCGACGCGGCGCTGCGCGGCATGCAGGCCAGCCCACAGCGATTCTTGCAGGAAGTCGCCGTCGATGCCTTGCGCGGTCAAGCGGATTGCACCGTTCGACGCGGCGTTGAACTTCTCCACCTGCTGAGAAATAGTTTCGATGGTGGTTTTCTTCAGGTACTCGTTGAATACCTTCATATCGGACAGAGCCATTGGCTAATTCCTCTTAAGCGTTCTGGATTTCGGCGTTGATGGCGGCCAGGCGCTCTGCCTTGGTTCCGCCAAAGTTGCCCTTGGGTGCGTTCGGGTTGCCACCGCCGTTCGGAGCGCCGCCACCATTAGCGTTGGAGCTCTTCAGGATGTGGTCGCGGTGGGGGTACTGCGAGACAAGGGTTTCAATCGCTTCGTCGAAGTCGGCCAATTCGCCCGGTCGAGCACGGCTGAAAATCTTCTGGCCCTGTACGTCATACGCAACGACCTTGCCGTCTTCGATCTTCAGGTTCTGACCGAAAGTGGCCTGAACCATGTCTACCGGAACGGCCAGCTTGTCGGCGATGTACTTCGAGCGGGCGAAACTGCCGCCGATCTTCTCGGCATACAGCTGCTGCTCCAAGGTCTGGTTTTTGCCGTTGGATTCGTCAAGCTGGGTTTGGTAGGCCTTGCTGATTTCGTTCTTCACCTTCTCGATTTCACCCGCATCCACAAGTGTTTTCGCATCGAGATTTGCGACAATTCCGAGAGCTTTCTTGGCCGCTGCCGGGTCGTCGATACCCTCGAAGGCCTTTACGGTCTTCTCGGCAGTCTCGGCGCGCAGGCGGTTGTCTTTGGCTTCGGAGTTCAGTCGAGTGATGGTGGCTCGGGTTCCTGCTGCGTCGAAGGCGACTTCCTTGCCGTCGTCTTCAATGAACACAGGCTTGCCGTCCTGGATTTCAGCGTATTGCTTGCCGTCGACTTCTACGGTTTTCAATTTCAAGGTCTTGTCTCCTATCGAGCCATCCGGCTCAGTGCGCCCCGCTCATCCGAACAGACAGGCAATAAAAAGCCCCGGCGTATGCCAGGGCTGAATGATTTGGTTTGTGGTTACAGGCCGGCTCGGGCGAATGCCGCGGCGTCCTGTTCGCGTAGCTGATCAAGGGTGAGAAACTTGCCCTTGTCGTTATAGAACTGATCCATGTCGAGACCGCCATCACGCAACAGCTTTCCGCGCGCCGGGCCTAACACCTGATCCTGTCTTGCCGCGCTCTGCGACTTGATCCAGTCGCCGTAACTCATAGACTGCGGCACCTGCCCATCCATACTGGCCCGCGTGCCGCCGTCACTGAAACCTAGCTTCGACGCACTTTTGAGCACCGGGAACTTGGTCGATCGACAGCAGAAGTGAATGCGGCCAGGACCGGCAAGCCAGGGGATCTTGTGACCGATCGGCTTGTAGGTGCCCAGCGTGTACGGCAGGCGGTCCCTGATGCGGCACGCCTGAGAGGTGCGACTATCCAGAGTGCTGATCCATTCCACATGACTGATGATGTCGCTGTTAGCCTCATAGGATGCATCGCTGGCCGTCTCGGCGGTGTGCGAGATGGCCGACCGAACGACCGACTCAATTTCGCGCCGAGGCTTCTGCAGGATTCCGTCCGCGTAGCTCTGCGCTCGAGAACCCATGACAGTACGGACGATATCCGCTGTCGTGCGACCCTCAACTACACCAGCCCGAACCGCGTTGCGCACAGCGGCAGCCCGACCGGCCTCGATGCCGTCCATCCACTCCTTGAGCAAGCGACCCTGGAATGGTCGGGCCTGAGCTATTGCCTTGACGTGACTGAACTGCGCGGCAATGACCGGGATTGCCTCCTGCACCACAACCGGGATCACCGCCTGAAGCGCGCCCTGCTGGAAAGCTATCTCGTAGCTGATGAGGTCGTCAGTGGTCTGATCCAGCGCCCGACGAATCACTATGAAGGTGTCTTTATTGATTCGCAGCACGGTAGATAGCGCCGCGTCCACGGCCTCAGCTGATAGGTCAGCGCCGAGGTTGTCGATGGCTGCGATCAATGCGGCCCGCAGATCGGCGTCTCGGCTATTCAGAATCTTGACGATCGCCACGACTTGGCCATTGCTCAGCCGGGACAGGTCAACTTCGTGTCCGATCAGCGTATCTAGTAACGCATCATTGGCCGACCCCATCACAGATTACCGAGCGCAGGGCCTTGCTCATCGATGCGCGTCTTTTCGGCCACCCAGTCGAGCTCGTCACTGATGACGCCGCGTCGCTGCATTTCGGAGTAGAGCGTTTCGTCGCTGAGCTTGCCGGAGTTGGCCATGCTGATCAGGTTAGGCAGAGACACTTCAGGCGCGAAGTCGCTGTCGAAGTTGCCGCGCATTTCGACGTGGCCACCGTCACCCAGGCTGCCGTAATCGGCCAGGATCTGGAGCAGCTGGGCGATGCAGTCAGCGAACTGACCAGCCAGGCGAGCCAGCGGGGACAATTCCTGCGCCGCTTCCTCGTTGGCCTGTGCCGCCGTCTTCACGGCCTGTTTGTCCTTCTGCAGCAGCTTGGCCCCAGCCATACGCATATCGTCGACCAGATCGTTCAGCGAGTCGCGCCCGGCGGTGATTGCCGCCCCGGTGTGCTCGACGTACTTGGCGTTGCCGTCCTTCGGCATGCGTGTCGCGCTGGCCGAGCTGATAGTCAGTTTGAATTCTTCGTTGTCGGTGAACACGAACAGCAGCGGGACGCGGGCAACGTGCAGCAAGTTGTCCTGGTCGCTCTGTGACTGCCAGTGCTTGACGTTCAGGTGGGCCAGCTCAAGCAGTGGCGGCTTAGCCGTCATCGGCCCGGTTCGGCCCGTGTAGAACGTCACCCATGGAATGTATGTGAGGTTGGTCGAGCCCTGATCCTCAAGAGCCCACGCGCCGCCATTATCTGGCTTTCGATAGGTTCTCCAGCTGCCAGGCTCCAGCACGCGAACTTGATCAACGCACTTGACGCCAAAGTCACCGTCTGCGACCTCGACCGACTCCATGTAGCGAACCTGCATCAGCTTGCCGCCACTGAAGCGCCAGCCGAGCACCTGGCCAGGCTTGATGATGACGGCGTAAGGGCGAACCCCTGCCGCCGCTTCCTCGGCGACGGTCTTGTACAGCTTGTTGCCTTCGGCGTCACGGGTCGGCTGATGCTCGATCATCGCGTGACACAAGCCTTTGGCCAGCGCCTCGCGGAACCACTCGACCGACCACGAATTGAGGTCATTGCCGCCCAGGTCGATGTCGTCGCAGAGCAGCTTGACCGGATCGGGAATGTCTTCACCCAGTTGAAGGGGCTCAGCGAACACGCGGGAAGTGCTGCTGCTGACCGTCTCGGCGTAGGCCGGGAGCAGCGTGGACAGGGCCAGGCGCTCTTTGTAGGTGTCATCCTTTTCAGCCGGGTACTGAGGCAGCAAGGCCTTGCCGGCCGCCCGCATGGCCTGAGTCCCGCCCATCAGCGGATCGACAATGGCCCAATACTCGCGCATGCGGTCTACCGCCGGGAGCTTGATGCTCGGGTCGTCGTTGCTCATGGGATCAGATTCTCAGTTCTTGGGTTTGGGTTGGTGCTGGCTTGCGCTTGGTCTGGGAGACAGAGAAGTAGCGGAAGCTGTCAGCGCCGTGGGATGCCTTGTCGTGTAGCGGCTTGTCTTTCCAGCAGCCGCGCTTGTCGTCCCATTCCTTGCGGTAGCTCTCAAGGTGGGCGATCCCTTCTTCGCACTTCTCTTCGTCGAACACGCAGCGAGGCAAGATCTCACGAGTCGCCTCGATGCCGGTGTCGACGCCGGTCTTTGGCACGACCTGAAACTTCAGGCTGTATTTCACGCCGTCGATCTCATAGCCTTCTCTGGCGATGTCCTTGCGGCTCTTGGCATCACTGCCGAACTCGCGGTTTTCGATGTCGTGCGGACCCCAGTGCTCGGAATAGGTGTAACCCTTGTCCTTGAGCACCTTCATGTAGTGCCGCAGGCCTTCGCCGCTGTTCTCGTAGTAGTCGATGACGTGGTATTCGGTGCCGACCTGACGCACGAACCAGATGGCCGTGGAGTCGCCGACGCCGATGTCCCAGATGGTCATGACCGGCAGATGCGAGTTGTTCGGCAGCTTGCCGATTCGCCCTGCCGCGTAAAGTTTGGTGAACTGCTGGGCGTAATAGGCGCCCTCTACCGACTGCTGGAAGGCTTCGACAGGGATCGACGGGTACTCGCGCTTCATGTCATCGCCGAGGGTCTTTTCCTTGGCGGTGTACCAGGCGCGCTGCCCGGGGTTCGTCTGGATGCCGTGCTTGGCCTCCAGGTCGTTGAAATAGTCAGTCAGGCGCTGCGGGATAACCGCCGTCGCCGGGTCCAGCCAGTACAGCGGGTTACGCCACCAGCTGAAGAAGAAGAATTTCCAGTCGAGCAGGCCCAGTGGCGCGCCGGATAGCTGCTGCTTCTCGGCGCTCTGTGAGTAG